CTCGACCGGATTTCTCCCCGTAGTGAAAATTTCCCGGGTCAAGGGCGTTTTCGCAGGTCAGAGCCTTGGAGGCGCCTTTACCTCAAGGAGACCCGCATGAGGTGTTCAGGGCCAAAAAGCGGCCTCGGCATACCCCCCCATCAAGATCGAGGCTCCGTTCCGACTTCACTCCAGCAAACCGGGAGGGGGAATTACTGATGGCTGTAGCCGACCACAAAAAGGATCCGGACGCAGTACTCGACTGGGTGTGGGACTGGAATGAATGGCTGGACGAGGGGGAGACGATTTCCACGTCCATTTTTACCTCTTCTGTCGGAATTACCATCGATTCTACGAGTAATACGACCAAAACTGCGACAGTTTGGCTCTCTGGGGGCACTGCCGGCCAGGTTTATCAGGTCACAAATCGCATTTCGACGTCCTCGGGGCGTACGGATGACCGCTCGATAACTATTCGCGTCTCTGAGCGCTGAGAGGACAACTTAAAATGGCAGTACGCCTTGCTGTGGCGACCGCGAATACTCTGGCTAGCGCCGTCACTACCGCCGTGGATGCCGGTACTGGCGCGGGGACGCTCAAGATTTACACCGGCTCCCAGCCTGCCACCGGTGATACCTCAACGGGTGGCAGCACCCTGCTCGCTACGTTCACGCTCAACGATCCGAGCTTCGGCGCCGCCTCGAACGGGGTCATCACCCTGGCAGGCACCCCGAAGACGGTGGCGGCGGCGGCGACGGGTACGGCTGGCTGGTTCCGGATCGAGACGTCGACTCCTGGAAATGTCCTGGACGGTTCTGTGGGTACTTCTGGGCAGCAGATCAACCTGAATACGACGTCGATTACCTCCGGCGTCAATGTCACGATCACAAGTGGGACGATCACAATGCCTACTAGCTGATATAGTAGGAGGCGTCATGGATTACTGCGGCATTACCGCATGTCGAAACCGTGCCCAGGCTCGCGGCCTCACAATGCCGACGTCCTAGGCGTTATGGTGACGGAGGGGGTTAGATAAATGCCTATCTCCTTCGTTGGCTCGACGGGTGTTACCAGCCAGGACAATAACACGTCATTTCAGATCAATAAGCCGTCCGGAGTCGCATCCGGCGACCTTATGATCGCCGCCGTGGCCACATTTCCTGGCAGGAACGAAGGAAAGGCCACGATCACCTTGCCGTCGGGCTGGGCGCTGGTTGACGACTTCATTGCCCAGAGCGGTAACACCCAGCCGTGCCAGCTTTTCATCATGACCCGCACCGCCGGGTCCAGCGAGCCAAACTCCTGGAACGGCTCCTACAGCAATGCCGCCTACGTGGAGTCCCAGCTATGCGTCGCATATCGTGGTGTGCTCGCGCTGGAGGACACCGACACTGCGGTGGCGGGCTCGACTACGTCGCTCTCGGTCGGCCCGGTGACCAATCCGAAGGTGACGAACTGGCGGGTCACGATCGGGGCGTACTCCTCCTCGTCGATCAACTTCGAGATCGACAGTAACGAGACGACCGAGCGTGTCATTGCCGGCCTGAAGAGGACGGACGACACCACCGCGGTCCAGGCGGGCATTTGGGACTCCGGCGGGACTGTTGCGGTCGGCGATTCGACCCGGAATGTCACGCGAGGCGCCGTCTGGGGTTCTGCTGCCGCCTGGGTGTGCATTCTGGACTCCAATGACACTGTCGTGTCCGGGGATATGGCGTTTACGCTGCCGAGTCTCGTTGTCAGCGCCCCGGGCACGGTGAGCCACGATGGAACGCTGAATGTAACGCTCCCGCTACTCTCTGTAGTCGGCGAAGGTATCGCCACGCCCCCCGAGGGAACCATGGGTGTCGTCATCGAGCCCGTTGCGTCGATTTCAGCGGCCGTGAACCCCGAAGGCCCCCTGGATGCCGTCATCACCCCCGTAATGGCCGCCGTTGGCGAGACGCGGAGGTTCGGTATCCGCGTCGTTCTCGTTGAGGCCGAATCGAGGGTCGTCAAGCCCCTCCTGGGCGCCGTCTGACCGATTAGGGGGTTAGCGCGTGGCTGTCACGCACTTCAACACCCAAACCGCCACTCAGGCGAACGCGTCGTCCGTAACGGCGAACAGGCCGACCGGCACCAGTACCGGAGACCTACTCCTCGCGGTCTTCACGTCGAACAACCAGAATTGCACACCGCCGGCCGGCTGGACCGAGCTGAACGACAGCGAGATCGACACCTTCCGGAATCAGATCTTCTACAAGGTGGCGACGGCCAGTGAGCCGACCAGCTACACCTTCACCGTCCCGTCGGCGGCGTCTCCGCTTGTTCTGACCATCAGCGGCCTCAGGGGGCTCGACGCCTCCAATCTAATCGACATAGAGCCGGTTGCGGTCGCCTCTGCGGGCCAGTCCGAGCCGTACTCGACCCCGAGCGTCTCGGGCGGCACTGTCGGGCATCTGCTCTACCTGCGGACGGTAAGGTTCGCCGGATCTACGCCGGCGACGTTCACGGCCACCGGCGTAACTGAGATCACCGATGTAGGCGTCTTCTCCGGGGGCTCTGTCTGCTACTCGATCGGCTTGTACTTCGCTTCCAGCGACTACACCTCGTCGGGCTCCAAGCCTGGCCTGGCGATAACGTCTTCGCAGACCGAGAGTCACAACGTCGCGGTCACCTGGGCCTTCAAGACCGATGGCCTCACCGCCACGATGGATGCCACCATCCCGATGGTCCCGTCGGTGTCGATGTCGGGTTCGCCGGAGATTCCGGGCGACCTCGATGCGGACCTGCCGCTCCCCGTCATCGACGGCGAGATCTTCAACGGCGAGTACGACGGCACACTGGACGTCCAGGTGCCCATCACCGTGTCCATGGCCGGCCTGGGTGCCTCCGCGGGCTCCCTGGACGTGACGATCCTTCCCGTCGTCCAAATAGGCGGCGAAACACGGCGGTTCGCCGACAACGTGGTGGAGATCGAGCGCGAGGAGCGTTGGTTCATCATCACGCAGGAGGGTTACGAGCTAGGCACACGGGCTGCGGTGCGCGACCTGCGCATCCGAATTGACCTGCCTATGCCTACGGCTTTGTTCTCCGGCGATGTCTCGCCGCTGGGTGCAACTACGTCCGCAGACGTGGTCGCGAGCCCTTCTGTGGTCGCATCCACGCTTTCGGCCGCCTCACCCTCCGCATCCGTCGTCGCGAACAACGCCACGGTGATTTTCGGTACCAGATTCACCGCCGGATCCGCTTCGGCGACCTCAACGGCCTATCAGCCGATGGTCAGCATCAAGCCCGCGCCCGAAGAGGTCGCAATATCTGTCGAGGCGCTCTCCACTGTTACGTCAGATCCGGTATTCGCGCAGGCCGAGCACGTATCCGTCACGTGTCACAACTAAATAGGACCCGCATGTACTTCAACAATGTCCCGATCCTGAACGCAGAGCGGCGCTGGGAGTGCCCCAACTGCACCCTTCAGGACGTAACTTACGAAGCTCAGCCCCACTCGCGTATGCATGCGTGCCGGGGGCTGAAGGGGCTTACCGCCCCGATGGTCCCCGCCGGTACTCGATGCAAGATCGAGGCAAAAGAGCGTGAGGACTATATAGGCGATGAGGTCGTCACTCATGACGGCGAGGGTCGCCCGATTATGCGAGTAGAGACAACTCGCGACGATGGAAACGACGTTGCGGTATTCGCGCCGCTCGCAAAATCAGGTGGAGGAGTAAGTTAATGTCTTGGGCAACAGCAGGAAGCGCTATGTTCCGGGCGTGGCCTCAGATGGTTCACGGGAACTTTGGCGCCAACGAATTCGTGAGCCTCGCAGAGGACAGCATCAAGGTCGCCCTGTACGACAACGACACCTTGCCGGACAAGGACGCGGTCATCACGGACACCGGCTTCAACACAGGCGCCTGGGCGACGGCCGGTAACGAGGTCACCGACACTGACGGTTCTTCAGACTGGGTCACGGGCGGCATCGCCCTGGGCAGTAAGACCGTCACCGTCCCGTCCACGGGCGTAATGCAGTTCGACGCTGCCGACACCACGCACGCCAACACGGTGACCATCACCAACGCGTTCGGCTGCCTGGTGTACGACGACACCATCACGGCCGGCACCGGCGGTGTGGCTAAGCAGGGCGTCACGTTCCATTATTTTGGCGGGGCGCAGTCGGTCACCACGGGTACTTTCACCGTCGTGTGGCATGCGGATGGCCTCTTTAGAATTACGGTCTAGTTATGAATAGGGGGCGGTAATGGCCATCAGTTTCGTTGCCGCCTCTTCGGTTGCTCAGTCCACTAGTTCGACGGATGTCAACCTGCCTAAGCCCTCCGGGACTTTGCAGGGCCATGTGATCGTCGCTTGTGTTGAGACGGATCAGGACTTCACGGTCACCAACCCCAGCGGCTGGGTGACGATCCGGGCCATCAACACCACCGACGGCGCGAACCTGCATACGGCGTACAGGATCGTTGGAGCATCGGATCCGGCGACCTATACGTTCGTGTTGGGTACGGCGAGCCAGCGTGCGACGGCTTCGGCTATCACCTTCTCTGGGGTCGACAACACAAGCCCGCTGCGGACCGATGCCGGTTCCGGGTGGGGTTCCGGTGTCACCAGTCACTCCAGCCCTAGCCTGACGGGTGTTCAGGCCACCGACATGGTCGTCATCTTCGGTGGCGGTATCAACCACACCGCCAACGCCAGCTTCGCCCTGGATGCGCCGGCCACCGGCGGCTGGACGTCACCTGCCGCCGCCAACTCCGGGCGCGGCGTGAGCGCGTTCGACTTTTACCAAGTCTGCGACATGGCGTACCAGATTAACGGTACGACCGGAAACGTAACCACCAGCTCCGTCGCCGGGATTGTCACCATCGCCGCCGCTCTTGCTCCGGCAGCTGGGGACTACGGCGCTTCGGTCGACGTGTTCCAGTCGGATGTCACGGTGGAGCCGGGCACCTCGAACATCTACACCGAGGTCCGCATTCCGGCGGTTGTCAAGACGTCCACCGGGACGCTCGTCGCGTTCGCCGAGGGCCGCCACATCGAGGGAGACTTCGGCAATATCGACCTGATCGCGCGGCGTTCGACGGATGGCGGCGCCACCTGGGGCTCGGTCTTCAAGGTCAAGGAGAACGGCACCAACACCGTTGGCAACCCTGTCCCGATCGTCAATGGCAGCGACATCTACCTGATGTACACGAAGCAGGACGCGAGCGGCGGCTCCAACCGTTTTCCGTTCGTCACCAAGTCCACTGACGACGGTGTCACCTGGAGCGCCTCCACGGACCTCTCCAGTTTGAGGCCCTCCGGCTGGACTTGGTTCGCCACCGGCCCCGGTCACGGTATCCGGACAGAAGCCGGACGGCTGATAGTGCCGATCAACGGAAACCATCCGACGACTGGCTATCACGCCGGCTGCATCTACTCCGATGACGGCGTTACGTGGGTCATGGGTACCACGATCTCCGACAGCACAGGGGTCCGGAACTACAACGAGTCGACGATTGCGGAACTGACCGACGGCGTCCTGGTCATGTTCTCCCGCAACGAGGGCGGCACCGGTCCGGACAGGATCAGGTCTATATCCAACACCGGGGGCGCGTCCTGGACTTCTCCTGGTGACTCGGGCATGGTGTCGACGTTCGTTCAGGGATCCGTCCTTCAGCACGGCCCCATCCAGAACGGCTCCAAGCTGGTGTTCTCCGGATCGGATAACCCCAGCACCCGCCACAACATGGTCCTCAGGATCAGCACCAACGGCGGCACCGTCTGGACGACCTCGCACACCATCTGGCGACTCGAAGACACCGCCTACAGCGACCTGTGCCCCGTCAGCAACAACAGCGTCGGCTTGCTGTACGAGCGCGGCACCGCCAACGCGTACGAGAACATCACCTGGGTCAGGGTCCCTATCAACCAGATCACCCAGGTTGGTACGGCGACCACGGCAGGGACCGGTGCCACGGCGGACACCAACTCTCTGGTGGTGAACAAGCCGACCGGTACTGCACTGAATGACGTGCTGGTAGCGGCGTTCACGTGCAACTCAGTGACCGTAACCCCGCCTTCGGGTTTCACAGAGTTCGCCAGCACCAGTAACAGCACCCTTTTTACCAGGCTGTACTACAAGGTCGCGGGCGGGTCCGAGCCAGCCACGTACACCTGGGGGACATCGGCAAACGGGCCGATCCATGTAGCGCTCACCGCCTGGCGTGGATGTGACACTGCCGACCCGATCGCGAACGATCCGGCGACCTCGAACAGTACGGGCGCTACGGAGCCGGTTACGACTCCGACAATGACGGCCAACGACACCACGACCGGCCGGATGTTCTTCGTGCGGTCGTCGTTCATCTCCAGCGCGACGCCTATCTCGTTCGCGAGTACGGCCTTCACCCAGGAGGTTTTCGAAACCAGCCAGACCACGCCTGGCAACACCTCTCGAACTCAGGCGCTCTACGGCTGGAATCACGACTTCGAGGGCACGGCTGCGGCCAAGCCTGGTGTCGCCGTTACTGCGACGGGCACCGAGGCGAACAACACAGCGTTCACTTTCGCCCTCAGGGCGCAGCGTGTGGCCAACGCTATCGCCGGGCACGCGTCGGCGTCGGCGTCGCTGTCTGTTACGAGCGTGGCTTTCGATGATAAGGACTTCCGTGTAGAGCCGGGGACGGTGGCCGTTCCTGCTGTCGCAAGTCAGCCGGGAGTCTCGGCCGGAATTAGAGCGGGAGGTATCGGGTAATGGCTGTCATCAACCCGTGGATCAGCGCCCAGCCCACCCCCACCGCCAGCCTCCCCGCCCCTGTGCAGAGCAAGTCACTCATCTGGGCAGATGACTTCACGGCCCTCCAGTCGGTCAGGTGGCGTAACGGGTTCTCATGGAGCTTCCCCAACGGTGGCCCGACGAACAACTTTCAGGGAAATCTGCTCAACTACCTGAACGCGTCCGCGGTGACAAACACCAAGGGCAAGTGCAAGATGACCGCCACCTCCGGCGCACCCGGCGGCAGGTGGAATGTCGGCCTTATCACCACCGAAACGACCAGTGAATACTTCGAGCTGCTTCCCAACGACTACTGGGAGGCGAGGATCAAGCTTCCCGTCCATGTCGGCGCCTGGGTCTCTATGTGGACCTGGGGCGACGACATCGAAGGGGTCCCGCAGAACGGCAACGGCGAGGTCGACGTTTTTGAGTGGCACGGGGACAACCAGGGCGTGCTGGAGCTGACCAACCACACCAGAGACCCTGGGGGGCCGCATCTCGACTACACTCCCAGCCCCCCGCTGGCAGGCGGCAACTGGATCACCATGGGCTGCCTGTTCGGTCTCACCACCAACAGGTGGTACCTGAACAACGTCGAGATCTGGAGCGACAACGCCGGCGTCCCCTCCAACTGGCGGGCGCACCCGATCCTGTCTCTGTTCATCGCAGACGGAGAGTTCCATGACATACCGGTGAGCACCGAGGACGTGATCGTCGCGGAGATGGACTGGACTAGGGCGTACCGCTGATGGCGATTACCTATGTTGCCGCTGGCGTTGTCGTCGGCTCTTCGTCCACCACCAATATCGCCGTTCCTAAGCCGTCCGGCGTCGCCGAGAATGACATACTGATCTGCTGTGTTGCGACGTACGCGGGCAACCAGGTCATTACGACGCACGCAGACTGGACGAATATTCACGCCAACGTAGAAACCGATCCTGCTGCGGCAGACGGTACTGGCACTGAGGTGACTATCGCCCGGCGCATATTGACCGCTTCGGAACCAGCGTCATGGAGCTTTACCCTGAGCGTGTCGACCAACGTTTACGTGGCTGCGGTTATGGCGTTCCGTGGTGTCTTGCTGTCCAGTCCGGTACGGACAAGCGGTACGAGTACTGCCGAGGATGTGAGTACTCTCGATAGTCCGTCGCTGACAGGTGTCCAGTCAACTGACATGGTGGTGACCTTCGGTGCGAGTCGCCCGTTTTCGTCGGATGCCACTCATCATGTCGACGGACCAACGGGGAGCTGGACCAGCCCGGCGGAAGCGGATACCGGCCCGAGTGCCAGCGAGTTCAGCTTTCCGGCCGCAGCAGCGGGCAGTTATCAGCTGAACGGAACAACGGGAACTTTTGACGCGATCACTGCAAACGGCCTAATGGTGACTGCCGCTGCCGCACTTCAGGAGGCGCAGTCTAATCCTAACCCTATGGGCCGGATGTGGGTGATGTAGATGGCCATCTCGTTCATCGCGGCGACAGGTAATACGCAAGATAGTGCCGCTGGTGACGTGTTTACGCTACTGAAGCCGACCGGGGCGACCACGGGGGACGTTATTCTCTGCGGCGTGGTTATGGGTGACACAGTGTCAACTGCTGGCGCTCTGCCAACCGGCTGGACTCAGGTTGACTCCGATTTCACCACAACCGCCGGAAACGATGGGGTGTTCATCTGGGGGTACCGGGTTGTTCAGGCCGGAGACCCGTCATCGTGGACAGACGGCGTGACTCCGACAGATGCTGACGTGACGTGCACTATTACGTCGTGCTATCGGGGGGTTGACACAACCAGCCCAATCATGGGTTCTTCCGGGGTATGGGGAGCAAATCCCGGCACGTTGGCATCGGGAGATGTGAACAACACCGACGCAGGCAACTGGGCGGTGGGTGTTGCGGCGCTTATCGACGAAACGGCGAATGTTCCCGGCAGGTCTGCCGGTGACCCGACAGCGAGCCGCGATAGTCGCAGTCTCGACTCCGGTGAGGCCGCAGGGCTTCAGCTGTGGGACTCGGACGGAACTGTGGCGACGGGCAACCGGAGCTTTACCGCTTCAGAGTCCGGTTTCACGGATGGCCTCTTCTCGGGCGTCATCATTCTTCAGGTATCGGCCGCTCCCCCCGTATCCGACACGGCCGGTTCCAGCCTGCTCGTTTACCGTCAGGCAGTCAATCGAGCATCATTTTATTAAGGAGGGGCGGAAGTGGCCCTGTTCATCGCATACAACTCCGCCCTGTCCGCAACGACCGCAATTCAAGCGGGTACGTCGTACGCGACGGGCGCGAAGGTCGCACTCCAACTTCAAGTGCCGGACAACGGCAAGATCAAACTTGTTGAATGGGGTGTAAGCTTTGATGGTTCGGCTGCAGCAACTCCAGCGCTATTCGAAGTCGCTACTACTGATACTGCTTCGACCATGACAACAGCGCATTCAACAACAACCATCAAGTCACTTGACATGCCTGCCGGTGTTCCGGCATCCCGACTTACGATGGGTACTACCGGTACAGGTTACGGTAGTGGCGCTATCACATCGAACACGACCCTGCGCCCGCTGGACCGGCAGTACATCGCCCCCACGAACCAGTACGTCAAGATGTGGCCCCTCGGTCGTGAACCAGTTATCGGTAACTCGACAACGGAGAACTTCCTCCAGTTCCGCATCAATACGACGGCGACAGTCAACGCCATCGTCTACGCCGTCTGGGAAGAGCACATCTAAGCAGCTGGGGGGTGACCGATGCCTAGGATCGGTCGCGGGTTTCCGGCACAGGCATACATACTCACGACCAAGCCACCTCCCGAAACACCCGAAACCATCGTCGTCGCCGAACAGGTGTCGGCGTCGGCGACAGCCTTCGATGCCGTCGTCGCTGTCGGCGGCAAGGCCGGCGCCACGACAGCGACCGCTGTAGCCGAGGCCCCCACTCTTAGTCTCGACACACGGGCCGAGGCCGGCCATGTATCGGTGACGGCAACCTCAAACTCTCCTGTAGTTGCGCTCGGCGCCCCCGCCGGAACCTCGGGCGCCACGGCGACGGCGACGGACGTCACGACCGACCTGGACGACACTCTCGGCCTGGCCGAGCATGTCAGTGCCTCGGTGGCGGCGTCCGGCCCGATTCCGGTCGTCACTACCAACGCCGGAACCGCCTCGGCCTCAACTGTGGCCAACGATGCCACGGTCACCAAGGGGTCTGCGGCCAATGCCGAGCATGTCTCGGTATCTGTCTCCACCAGTGCCACGACTCCGGCTGCTGGTGGTCTTACCTCTAGTGCCACCGGCACTGCTACTGCACATGCTCCCACCGTGGATCTTGATGACACCCTGGGCATTGCGGAGCACGTAGCGGTCACCGGCACGGCCGAGTCCCCGACTTCGGCAGTGGCGGCGCTCGCCGGGCATGCCAGCGTCTCGGTCACGGCTGAGGGTGTCACGGCCGACCTGGACGACACGCTCGGGATCGCCGAGCACGTCTCCACTACGGCCACAGCCAGCGCCCCCACGGCATCGACGGGTGCCTCTGCGGGCGCAGCTGCGGCGTCCGCGGTAGCTGAAGACGCCACGGTGTCCACGGCGGCCCAGACGAGCGCACCGGCCGGTCATGCGGCGGCTGCGGCGGGCATTGACGATGCGTCATCTGCTATTTCCGCTTCTGCTGGCACATCGGCAGTAGGCGCAGCGGCAGAGGCGCCATCCTTCGCCGGTACCGCGAACGCCCCCGCCGGCCATGCGGGCGCGTCCGTGACGGCCGAGGATGCCTCGGTGACCTCCCAGGGGTCCACAAGTGCCCCGGCAGGCCATGCGGGCGCATCGGTGTCCGCCGAGGATGCCTCAACGACGAACACGACCTCCGCCTCGGCCGGGCACGTCTCGGCGACCGCCGAAGCCGAGGGCTCCACCGTCAACACCTCGGGCTCCTCGAACGCCCCGGCGGGCACCGCGTCAGCCTCCGTGACCGCCTACGCCCCGACCGTGGCCTCCGTCGGCGAGACGGACGCTCCGGCGGGCTCCGCTGACGCTTCGGCGACGGCAGAAGGCGCCACGGCCGCTGTCGCGGTGCCCTCGGGTGCTGCATCGGCCACCGCAGAGGCATATAACGTCAGCGCTATATCCGCAGCTCAGGCGGAGTCCGCTTCGGCTTCGGCGGAGGCCGAGGGGCCCACGGTGGCCGTGACGGTACCGGCTGGTACCACTGCGGTACCAGTAACCGCCTATGACGCCACGATCTCCACCGCGGCCACCGCGGACGCCCCCGCCGGCCACGCCTCGGTGTCGGCGACGGCGAACGGCCCCATTCCGGTCGTCACGACCGGTTCAGGGGCGGCGGCGGGCTCCGCTACGGCGTACGACGCGACCGTATCGAGCGTGCCGCGTGCGGACGCCCCGGCCGGTACTGCGGAGCCTGCCGCGACCGTCTACGACGCCATGGTCGTCATCAGGTCGAGTGCGGGCGAGGTTCTCGCTACGGCGACCGCCGACAACGCCCTGGCGGTCCTCCAGGCGGCTGCGGAAGCCGTCAGCGGAGCTGCTACGGCGTACGGCGCCATGGTGAGCGTCGGCGCCGCTGCGGGCCTGGTGTCGGCTGCCTCCGTAGCTGAAGCGGCCTCGGCGCAGGGGAACAGGGCTTTGGCGCTCGCCGGCCATGCGTCGGCGTCGACTGCGGCACCGGATTCGACGGTGTCGAATATTTCGCCGACTCCCAGGCATAGGACGTACTACGTATGAGCGAAGACCGGACACTTGAAGACCGACAGCAGGAGGTCCTGCTCGAAAGCCGCGTCTTCCAAGTACAAGACGAAGAACGTGCGCTGGAGGTGCTGCTTTCATGAGGACTTGGGACAAGGATCCCCAAGCCGTGCTGGACTGGGCATTCGACTGGACGAAGTGGCTTGCCGCCAGCGAAACGATTTCCGGAACGCCGGTTGTCACCGTCGATTCCGGTCTCACGAAGGACAGTCAGTCCAACACCACCACCAAGGTCACGGTTTGGCTGTCAGGCGGAACCCTGGGGACGACCTACAAGGTCGCCTGCCGTATTACGACTAACCAGGGGCGAACTGATGAACGCACAATCGGCATCCGCCTGACGGACCGATAGAACTGAGAGGAATGCGCAATCATGGCTTACAACGGCCTCGGTACTGACTACGACCTTTCCATCGGAGTATCCCCGGTCGACCTGGCAACCGCCGGCGGCACTGGCAAGCGAATCAACATGTCGCTGGTCAAGAGTGTTGATGTAGTTTTCATCAAGGGCGCAGGGACGGCCGCCGACGACCCCACGGTCACTCTTCGCGCGCACACCGCCGCAACCTCCGGCACCTCCGCCGACCTTGCGGTCGTTGAGACGTACTACCGCAAGCAGGAGGCCACCCTCGACGGTGACGAGGCGTGGACTGAGGTAACTCAGTCTGCCGCCGCAACGGTCGTCGGCAACGCGACTTCGGCCGAGGAGGAGCAGATAATCGTCATTCCGGTTGACGCATCGTCCATGCCTTCCGACAAAAAGTATCTCAGCCTGGACATTACCGACACCGGCACTCCGGCCCAGCTTGGCGCCGTGCTCTACATCATCCACCACCACGACAAGAAGCGCCCGGCTGACCTCCGTATCCCGCTTCGTTAGTCACTGAGACCCGCGAGGTGGCGCATGGGCCGGTTTGAAGACGTCGACCTGACTGATTCCGTCAAGAAGGACCGGCGAACACAGCTTGAATCCATCCGGGACTTTCTTACCCATGAGCTTGAGGGCAACCGGTGCAATAACTGCCGGATGTCCCAGCTCCGTACGGGCGATACAGCGGCCCTTGTGCTGCGGCTGATGAAGGTGCTGGAAGAGATAGAGGCGCTGCCTCGCGAGGACGGGGTGGTGAGCGAACTTGATGCCCTCAGACAGCGCAAGTCCGCTCGGACACCAAACGCCTCGGATTCAGGCCCTGCCTCCAAGCGTCGGAAGCCTGGGGCGGGAAGTAGTTGAGCTTGCCGCCCTCGCCGGGCTGGTCCTCGACCCCTGGCAGGCGTGGTTTATAGAGCAGTCCTGTGCCGTCAAGGAAGAGACCTTCTTCAACGACTACACCGGAGAGTGGCAGCGTAAATGGGCAGCCTTCGAGGTGGGGCTGATGGTCTCCCGCCAGAACGGCAAGGGATCCATACTTGAGGCTCGCGAACTCGCGGGCCTTTTCCTTTTCGGTGAGCGGACCGTCGTCCACTCGGCCCACCAGTTCGACACATCAAAAGAGCACTTCAACAGGATAGTCGACCTCCTCCAGGGTGTCCCAGATTTCGACCGCGAGATCGACAAGATCACCCGGTCGCACGGCGACGAGGGAGTCCTCCTGAAGTCCGGGCAGCGGCTCCGCTTTCGTACCCGCACCAAGGGTGGAGGCCGCGGCTGGTCCCCCGACTTCATCGCCCTGGATGAGGCTATGTACCTCACCGCCGACCATATCGGCGCCCTGATGCCGTCCGTATCGGCTCGCCCTAATACGCAGATCTGGTACACCGGATCGGCCGGCGATAAGGAGTCCACCGAGTTTGGTCGCGTGCGGGCGCGCGCCATGCTGGGAGTCAAGGACGAGAACGGGATCAGGCGGCCAGACCCGAGGCTGATGTACGCCGAGTGGTCCGTCGATGCCTGCACTGATCTCTGCCTCCCGTCCTGCGACGAGCACGACCCGCAGAACACCATCGAGTCATACGCCAAAGCCAACCCCGGGCTCGGCATCCGGATCACCGTCGAGCACGTCCAGTCCGAGAAGCGCTCCATGAGCGAAGAGATCTTCGCCCAGGAGCGCCTAGGCGTCGGCGACTGGCCGGTGGAGGGCGACCAGTGGGCGGTTATCGGCGAGGACTCGTGGCGCGCCCGCATCGACGAGGCCTCCGAGATCACCCCCGGCAGCATCAAGGTACTTGGTGTCGACACCAGCCCCAACCGGGAGTTCTCCTCCATCGGGGTGTGCGGCGAGAACGGCGAATGCCTTCATGTCGAGATCACCTCGGACGAGATCCGCACCGACCATCGGCCGGGTGCTGACTGGGTCGTACGTCGCGTCAAAGAAATCTGGGACCGCGCCAAGCCGGACGCCGTCGTCATCGACAGGCGTTCTCCGGCCGGCGCCTTTATCGACGAGCTGGAATCCCTCGGAGTCACGGTGATCGTCCCGTCGACGTCCGAGGTCGGAGACGGCTGCGGCTCCTTTACTTCCGGCGTGCAGCCCCGTAAGGGCGAGGTCGCCGACATCGTCCACATCGACCAGCTTGACCTTAACGAGGCCGTGGCTGGCGCCGACAAGCGCCCCGTTGGCGACAAGTGGGGCTGGGACAAGAAGAGTTCGGCTACGGACATCACCCCGCTGGTGGCGGTCACTCTCGCCGCCTGGGGATACCGGAAGGTGCTCTTCGAGAAGCCGAAGGCCGCCACGCCGTGGGTCTTCCATGGAGATGACGACATATGACGACTCGCGAGGCGCTGTGCGCCATGTTGATGGCGATCCTGATGCTTACCGCTGGGTTCGTCTGGCTCTTCGGACCCTACGGCCTCATCGGGGGCGGGGTCGCTGTTCTTGTGCTGACGCTATTCACCGACAAGAGGGAGGATGGTGAAGATGGCTAAGATTTGGTCCTCCCTGTTCGGTGGTGGTGGGGAGGCGCCCGAGCAGAGGCTAACCCTGAACGATCTGTACCAGCAGGTGATTCAGTACCAGGGCCTCGGCTACCCGGTTGGTGGACATAATGGTGTCGGCGAGAACTACGAAGCGATAGAAGAAGACTTCGAGGGCTACGTACGGCAGGCCTTCAAGGCTGACGGCATTGTGTTCGCCTGCATGGTCGCCCGTATGCGCCTGTTCTCGCAGGCGCGTTTCCAGTGGCAGAAGATGCGGGACGGCAGGCCGGGCGACCTGTTCGGAACCAAAGAGCTTGCCCTCTTCGAGAAGCCGTGGCCAAACGGCGGTAGCACGATAGGCCTTCTCAACAGGGCCATGCAGCAGGCGGATCTGAGCGGAAACCACTATGTGGTTCGCGAGACAAAAGGCCGCGGGGCGATTGCCTCATACTCGTCCAGGCTTCGAGTTCTCAGGCCCGACTGGGTCCGAACCATTCTGACCGCCCCCCCGGATGAGGCGGTCGAGTCCGACGTGGCCGGCTGGCTTTATATGCCGGGCGGAACGCAGGACAAGTCGCTATGGAAGTACTACGTGGCGGGGGACGACAGGTTCGCCCACTGGGCACCTACGCCCGACCCTGAGGCCCAGTACCGTGGCATGTCCTGGCTGACGCCGGTCGTCCGGGAGATCATGGCAGACAAGTCGGCCACCAAGCACAAGTCGAAGTTCTTCGACAACGCCGCCACCCCCAGCTTCGCGATGTCCTTCAAGGAGACCGTGACGGCTGAGCAGTTCAAGGAATTCAAGCGGGCGATGCAGGAGACGCATCAGGGCGCCGACAACGCCTACAAGCCGCTCTACGTCGGCGGTGGCGCGGATATCACGCCTTTGATGTACGACCTGCGGCAGCTGGACTTCAAGGCGACGCAGGGCGCCGGTGAGACCAGGATCGCCGCGGCGGCCCGCGTCCACCCCGTCATCGTCGGTCTCTCCGAGGGCATGCAGGGCTCCAGCCTCAACGCGGGCAACTTCAAGGCCGCCAAGGACGCCTGGGGCGACGGCGAGATGCGCCCTATGTGGGAGTCCATCTGTCAGGCGTACAGCGCCCTGGTCAGGGTCCCCGAGGGTGCCCGGCTGCACTACGACGACCGGGACATCTCCTTCCTCCGCGAGGACATCGAGCAGAAGGCCAAGGTCATCGCCCAGGAAGCGGACATCATCCAAGGCCTGGTCATGCAGGGCTTCACTTGGGAGTCCGCCCGTGACGCCGTCGCCGAGGGTGGCGACTGGCGACTGCTCAAGCACACCGGGCTGTTCTCCGTCCAGCTCCAGCCGCCGATGCCGAATGGTCCGCCGGTGAAGGTTGTGGACCAGAACGGTAAGGCCGTCAAGCAGCCAGCTGCCGGCACTCCTGCGCCGAAACCTGCCACCGGACCCGGCGCCGCCGGTCGTCCCGCAGCCGGGCAGCCCAGGCCCGGGGCCAAACCCCCGCCCGCAGCTAAGTAGGGCCGCGGCCAAACAACTGAATAGGGAGCTAAGCGAGATGGTAGCGAAGAAGCCTGAGCCGCAGAAGCCGAAGCCGGGCGAGAAGAAGCCTCCGCCCAAGAAGGCTATGCCGCCGGCCAAGAAGGGTGCCCCTCCGGCTAAGAAGGCTGCACCGCCGAAGCCGGGCGCGAAGAAGCCGCCGGCCAAGAAGGCTGCTGCGAAGAAGCCGCCACCCAAGAGGGGCGGCTGATAGCAGTGCAGAAGCATTTGTGCATACGTGATGTCGACTTCACGTTCGCCACGCCTGAAGAGAACGAGGAGCGCTCCGCCGACGGCGCCACCCCTGGCGACGGACGGACGCTGTCCGGGTATGCCGCGGTGTTCGACGTCGGTACCACGATCAACTCGTACGAGGGGCGTTTCGAAGAGACCGTAGCCCGTGGCGCGTTCACCAAAACGCTCCGTGAGCGCACCCCGATCATGCAGTGGGATCACGGTCGCGACACGCGCGTGGGTTCCACTCCGATCGGCGTGTACCAAAGCCTCGTTGAGGATGAGCGCGGGCTGAAGGTCGAAGGCCGCTTGTTTGCCAACGACGTTGTCGAGCCTGTACGTCAAGCCATTCAGGCTGAAGCCGTCCAGGGCATGTCGTTCAAGTTCACCGTTACGCGTGACAAGTGGACCGACAAGGACGGCGTCGCCGTCAGGGGGCAGGAGCTGTACGACCTTCTGTACGACGCGGGTGAGCGCGGCCCCCTTCGGCGGACGATTCAGGAAGTAAAGCTTTTTGAGGCCGGCCCCGTCTCGACCCCCGCCTACAGCCAGACCTCGGTCGGACTCCGGTCCGCGGATCAGATGACCGATGAAGAGCGCAAGGCTTTCATCGACGAATGCGTCCGGACTAGTTCCGAAGGGCGCATTGAATCAGAGCTTCCCGACGAGTCGGTGGTCCCGGTAGTGGAGACCGACGAAGAGCGGGCAGAACCCGAAGGCGCCGCCCCCGAGGGCACCCCTGAGGGACACGCAGAAGAAGAACAAAAAGCGCGGACTGAACAGCCCGTCGCTCATAACAATTCAAGAAAGGCAAGTGTCCCCATGGACGTCATGACTGTAGAGGAGCGCGTGGCTCGCCAGAGCGAAATACGCCAGCGTCTTTCTGCGATCGACACCGAGTTCAGCGGCGCCACCCTCCCCGAAGAGGAGCAGCGCGAATGGACCACCCTCAACGACGAGTACCAGCAGCACGAGGACGCCATCCGCGCCGCCGAGGAGCGCCAGGAGCAGCTTCGCGCCCTGGCCGGTGAAGAGCGCAACGTCGACCGCCCCGCCCGCGACACGCGTGGCACCCGCCGTCGGCCGGAGAACATTTACGACCTGAACGAGGTCCGCAACTCGGCCCGTTCGATGGACGAGCTGCACCAGGTCTACCGCGACAACGCGATGCGCGCCATCGAGGTTGCCAAGTTCCCCGGTGTTCGTGACCGTGCCGCTGCGCAGGCTCAGGCTGAGTACCTGCTCAACAACGTGGACGGCAAGGACGCCGCCCTTGCCCGTCGCATGCTGGCCACCGGCTCTCCGGTGTACGAGCGGGCGTTCGGTAAGGCTGTCACGTCGCTCAACGTCAACGGCCTCTCCTCCGAGGAGCGTGCCGCGCTGGCGATGGGTACCGGCGGCGGCGCCGACGGTGGCTTTGCGGTTCCCTTCCAGCTCGACCCCACCGTGATCCTCACCAACGACGGCCGCATCGACCCTCTTCGGTCGATCTCCCGCGTCGTGCAGATCACCGGCAAGGAGTGGCAGGGCATCACCTCTGCCGGCGTGACCGTGTCGCGCTCGGCCGAGGCCGCCGAGGTCGGCGTCAATGAGCCCACGTTGGCCCAGCCGACCGTGAAGGCGGAGCGCGTCACCGGCTTCGTCCGCTACTCGATGGAGGTCGACCAGGACTGGGCGCAGATGCGCACCGAGGTCACCTCGATCCTGGCCGACGCCAAGGCCGAGGAGGAGGCTGGCTCGTTCCTGAACGGCAACGGCACGCCCCCGGCGGCTAACGGTCTCATCGAGACCCTGGCCGCGGGTTCAGACGTCAATGTCGCCACTACCGGCGCCTTCGTCGTCGGCGACCTGTACGAGCTGGAGCAGTCGCTTCCGCCCCGTTTCCGGGGCAGGGGTCGCTTCATGGGTAATAAGGCGATCTACAACGCGGTGCGCCAGTTCGGCACCACTGACGGTCACGCCCTGTGGGAGCGCATCGGCAACGGCCAGCCTCCGGAGCTTCTGGGCTACCCGGCTCATGAGGCGTCCGAGATGCTTGCCACCCACGCGGCCGGAGAGCGCTTCTTGGTCTTTGGCGATTTCAGCCAGTTCCTGATTGTTGACCGTCTCGGCATGAACGTCGAGCTGGTTCCGCACCTCTTCGCGACCGCCAACAACCGGCCGACCGGGCAGCGCGGCCTGCTCGCGGTGTGGCGCAACAACTCCAAGATCCTCGTCGACAACGCGTTCCGCGTCCTGCTCGGCACCCAGTAATAACGCCCGGTCAGGGGCGGCCATTTAGGTGACTGCCCCTGATCCCCGGTCAAGAAAGGAGCAACTGTGGCTGCTGACATTTATGTTGCGGTGCAGTCGTTTTCGATTCGATGGGACGGGCACCCGCTGGTCGTTGCCCGAGGGACCACGGTTCGCGAGGGGCACCCTCTGTACGTGGCTTACAAAGCCCTATTCCAGCCCATCAAGCCTGACTTCGAGTACGAGGCGCCGCCTCCGGCGCCGAAGCCGGTAAAGCTCGCGGTCAGCAAGCCTGCCGCCGCAGGAGTAGTTGCCGAGGGGAAGTAAATAGATGGCCCTCGGTGATACTTACGTGAGCCTGCCGGAGTTCAAGGAGTATCTCGTCGGCCAGGCTAACGCCAACCTCTCGGGGCAGGACGGGGGTCTCAACGACGCCCTGATGTCTGCGAGTCGCGAGATCGAATCCTACTGCTCGCGGCAGTTCAACAGGGTCGAGACTGCGACGGCGCGGGAGTTCGAGCCGGACAGCTACTGCCACACCTACGTCGACGACTTTTACACGACGGCCGGCCTGGTAGTGAAGCTCGACTCTAGCGGGGACGGCACCTTCTCCCAGACCCTGACGAGTTCGCAATATGAACTCACTCCGGCCAATGGGGTTGTCGGCGGCATGCCCGGGTGGCCTTTCTACAAGCTCCAGCTCCTCAGCGGTCTGCGCTTCCCGGCGTCCTACGGCGGCCGGGCGCGGACTCTTCAGGTGACGGCCAAGTGGGGGTGGGAGGACGTGCCCCAGCCGGTGCGCGCCGCCTGCAAGATCATGGCCGCCGAGACCTGGAAGCTTAAGGACGCCCCGTTCGGCGTGCTCGGACTCGACGAGTTCGGCGTCGTGCGTGTCCGTCAGAACAAGCTTGCCGTGAGCAAGCTGGCGCCCTATTCCAAAACTCGACTGCTGATTGGCTAACCCGCATGTCCAGTCTTGCCCAGATCCGAGAAGGTCTCGCCGATACGGTACGCGATTATGTGTCCCTGGCGTCCGACCCGATCGATCTTTACTGCTATCCGTATGTGACCAGTTCGGTGAATCTCCCCTGTGTCCTTGTGATGCCGGGTGGCGGTGGCCGTGACAACAAGGCCGGCGACTTCACCATGACCATGGACCGGGGCACGGAGAAGTGGGCCTTCCAGCTCCTCGTCCTTTGCGCCCGGACCGATGAGGACAGCGGGCAGCAGTCTCTGGACAAGTTCATTGACAAAGAGGGCGAGTTGAGTATCCGGCAGGCGATTTGGAATACGCCAGCACTGGGGCTCGGAGATGTCGATGCGATGGTCACTGGCGTGTCTGAATATCACGGCCAGTACGACATGGTGAGGGTCCCGCATGT